GCAACGGGCAGCCTTTACTTAGGTGGAGGTTCAACAGGTAACGTTTTCTATCTAAACGGTGTAAGGGATATAGATTTAAGTTGGGTAAAGGGTGGCACTTTAAGATTCGACCAAAGTGCGGGGACTAACGACAACCATCCTTTATTTTTTGCAACACAAACCTCAAATCCACAATCTAACGTTTACTCTACTGGTGTTAGCTACTATCTAGATGGTGCAGCTTCTCAAGCTGATTATTTTAATACATCAACATTTAACGCAGCTTCAACGAGATACGTTGAAGTAACTCCAGCAAGTGACACGACTTTTTATTACGCTTGTTATATTCACGGCATTGGTATGGGTGGTGAAATAGACATCACTCAAAATACTTGGGGTGCTTTATCTTGGAATTCAGGTCAATGGGGTGATCAAACAGATATAG